CGCGAGGAAAATATGCGACTATTCTGGGATTCTCAACCTGATCCAGATGATTCGGTGGATGAGGATGAGGTTGTTTAATCTCTGACACTTCAGTCAATCTGTAAGACAAAAAAGAAGCGGTGAATACGATGCAGTGTGATGATTATGACTATTCGCAATGGGGTGCGAGATATTGGCGATTCATCCGTCACCTCCGAGGGGAGTGTAGCCGTTTCTTTTCTCATCCGAAGGTGAACATGTTCCTGTGGTTGAACCTCCTACTGTGGAGTGGAATCGGCCTGGGGTATTTTCTTCAACCCGCACCTGTCTACGTCTACGACGGCATCAAAGCCGAACTCTACGTGGAAGGCCCCCAGTACACGCTCGTTATCGAGCAATGGAAGCGAGAAGTGGCACGCAGATTTCCGACTGCTTTGGTGGTGGTGTGCCACGGCAATCAGGGTAAGGAGATCGTGAAGAATGCCGAGGACTGGTATATGTATCCAGAGACCCCCGGTTGTATTCCTGTCCGTGTTCGTGACAAAGCCCTTGAACTAAAAAGGTTATATCCTAATCGTCCCATAGTTTTTCTAACCTGCAATCCCTCTGGGGTTCGCTTGAATATCCCCGGAGTATGGCACGCGCTCAACAATGTGTGGCTCACGCCTGATAAAAACGTTGAAGACACATCCGGGATACATGCAGAACCCCAAATCGTGGGCAGCATCTACGAATTCGTGTCCATCGAGGCGACCTGATGCAGAAGTGGCTATGCGTGTGCTTTATCGTCCTAATTCTGCTGGCTTCAGCGGGGTGTTCGTCCAGGTGTTTGGCGGCCGAGCCATTTCAGATGGAGGTGTGTGGAGATGTCACGTGGAGAGACATCGGAATCTGGGTCGAATACGAGTGGAAATGGTAAGGGTGATCTTCAGCGTCCAATGTCTGTAGCGTATGGGGTTTACGCTAAGAATTGGGACAGAGTTTTTGCGGGCAAACCGAAGAGAGTGAAATATGGGTACAAGAGGAAGATTCGTGCGGGTTGAGTTCTACAGTGCTGATTGTTCGGCGGCATCGGCTCCTGTGATTCTGTACGATGAGAATGGAGCGGTGGTTACGCTTGGGAGTAACGAGCAACTGCTGATCGATAGTCTGTGTATGTTTGCCGTTGCTGCTGTCACATCAGCCCAAGTGCTTGAGGATCGAGATGCAGACGGTGACTACGACGCGGGTTGCCTGATCGCGGGGTTTGGTAACGGCTCTAGCGTCTTTGAGGGAGGCCCCGAGGGATTTGCCTTGAAACAAGGGTTCTTGCCGGAAGTCAAAGCCGCCGCAGCGGGAATTGTCATGGTCACGGGTTCGGCCCACATCATCGAGGGCAGTACCGCCGGGGTCAAGCCTAGCTGGAAGTTGGACTAATGGCGCAAAGGTTCTCGCCTAGGGCACTTACGACTGAGGTGCGCAAGCTCGCGGAGGAAGCGTTCTCAGTCACCGATGATGGGACGCCGCTCACCCGAGCCGAGTCCCTTGCTCGGCTACTTTGGAACCTTGCTCTTGGGTACACGGAAAAGGTCAGGGACGAGAATGGGACGCTCAAAGACGTGACTCATCCTCCTATCGCGTGGGCTGCACAGTATTTGTACGAACGCCTTGAGGGGAGACCCCAGACCGCCATTGCTGAAGATGAAACTCGCGTTAAGGCTGCGGAGAAGGTCAGGGAGTTATCCAAGCAGAGGTTGAATAAGATGGCCGCCGCTGTCGTTGTTGGTCCTCCCGTGCATAAACCTAAGTCCTGATGCCAAATGTCTTTGCTTCATCTCCCGACCTCCCAACACCTTTCCCTCGCGGGACGCGGTTGTGGACGTGTCCCGTGACGGATTTGGTTGTCCCTAAACACCCCGGAGCGAATCTCCGATGGCGGGCTGAGTTACTTGCGGCGGCGGAGACGGACACCGATTTGCAGGTTGACCTGATGACCGCTTGTTCGCAATCTGTACTCTGGTTCGTCAATGTTTTTTGTTTCACTCTGCGTATTTTTGAACCGGGGGCGGATGGGAAGGTACAACAGGCAGTATTTACCCATCTTCCCTTCGTGACCTGGGATATTCAAGACGAGCATATCCAGCGGATCGAGCGAGCGATTACCGGCGGCAAAGAGTTGCTGACTGATAAGAGCCGTGACATGGGCGCAACCTGGGATCACCTCGGGGTTTACACCCACCGCTTCCTCTTCCACAACGACGAAACACATCTGATGATCTCGCGTAAAGAGGATGCGGTTGACCAACTGGACGGGATGCCCAAGAATTATCCGCATGGGTCTTTGGCTGATCCCGGCACGTTGTTTGGTAAACTGGATTACATGTTGAATCGGTTGCCCGAGTGGATGCTGCCCCGGATGACCCGAAAGAAAATGCACCTGGTTAACCTCGATACCCGCACCCGTATCGACGGCGAATCGTCGAATGCCACGGCGGGTTCCTCTGATCGACGTACCTCTGTCTTTCTTGACGAAATGGCCAAAATGGAAGAGGGGGATTCGATCAAACGGAGTACCCGTGATGTATCTGCTTGTCGCCTCGTGTGTTCTACTCCGCATGGGGCGGGCACGGCGTTCAGTAAGTGGCGGTTGAGCGGCACGATTCCTGTGTTTGTTATGCCGTGGTGGGAACATCCTGAGAAAGGGCTGGGTCGGTACGTCGGTAAAGACGCCCTCGGGCGGTTCAAGATTCGCTCCCCGTGGTATGACAACGAGGAGAAGGAGCGAACGCCGAAGGAATTGGCCGTTGACGTTGACATGGATCATATTGGTTCGGGCGATACCTTTTTCGAGGCGATGATCCTTGAACAACATAAGAAACTGTTCGCCCGTCCCCCACTCTACAGGTTGCATCTCAACTTCAAGAAGACGATCTCCGATGACAAGGTGAGGGATGCACTGGTTCGGCGGCGGCATCAAGATATCGAACGTCGGGGGCCGCGAGAGGGTCCGTGGCGTGTGTGGTGTCAGTTGGAAAACGGGCGACCCGATCAGACGAAGAGCTATACACTAGGGGTAGATATCAGCAAGGGGCAGGGGGCTAGCAATAGCATAATGTCCCTTCTCTGCAATGAGACGAAGGAGAAGGTTGCCGAGTATGCCGACGCGAACACGCCCCCCTATGAATTGGCGAAGTTGGCCTGTGCGGCATTGTTGTGGGCTGGGGGCCGCAGTCGTCCCCTCCTGATCTGGGAAAATAATGGCGACCCCGGATTTGACTTTGGAAATATCATTGTTCACAAGTACAACTACCCCAACATCTTCTTTGACCGGGTAGTGGGAACGATCTCGGAGAAACGGGGTAAGAGGTATGGCTGGCGATCCACTCCCGAGAAAAAGGCTACGTGTTTGGGACTCTTGCGAAGAGTCTACGCGCGTGGTTCCTTCATCAACCACAGCGAAGAGGCTCTGAATGAAGCCCTTACCTATGTCCACTATGAGGGGGGCGGGATTGGTCCGGCGGAACTGGTAGAAGAGTCGGATTCGGCCCGTAAGTGTCATGGGGACAGGGTGATAGCGGATATGCTGTGTGTCGTGGGAAGGGGGGATATGCCCAAGTTTCGTAAACAAGAACAGGCGACCCCGAAACATTCTATCGGTGGGCGATTCCGGGAGTTCCAAAAACAGAAGAAGGCCGCGAGACAACCGCAAACCACGTTTGACTTTTCACATTGAGTGTAGCTATGCCGATGAACATCAGTCCAAAACAGGTGCAAGAAGCCGTTCTCAAGGGGCGAGAACGGTTTAGTAATTTCAGGAGTGCGAGATTGATGTTCCTGCGTAATTACGTCGGGCAATACTACGATCAGGAAAAAGGTGGGATTGGGGGTGAACCGCTCAATCTGATCTTCAACGCGATTCGTATCTTACTCCCGTATATCGTGATGAACTTTCCGACGTTCAACGTGCGATCTAAGTACCTGATGGCAAGGGACTATGGTGAGTTGCTGAGTCTCGCTTTGAATCAGCACTCCCAGGAGATTGACATTGATTCCGTGTATCGGCGGTGGATCGTTGACGCGATCTTTACCTTGGGGGTGTTGAAGACTGGGCTCGCGGCGAGCGACAGTGTGTACGGGTTGGATGAGGGGGATCGGATTGAAGCCGGCACTGTATATACCGAAGCCGTTGATTTCGACCATTTCTGTGTTGATCCATCAAGCCGCGATCATCTGTTCCGTGACGCTCGGTTCCTAGGCGATTCTATGTATGTCCCCCGTTCTGTGCTCCTGGATAGTGGATTATACAAAAACGATTTGGTGGAGAAGCTTTCGTGTGTCTCCAGTAAACAACAGGATGAACGGGCGCACGGCCTCAGTATGCGGGAATTGAAGGCGGAAGACATCTGGACAATGGAGGATGAGGTTGAGATCGCGGAACTCTGGGTGCCAGGAGCCAAAGCCATCGTCACAGTGCCGATTGGTCCCAACGCGGCCTTTGACGACTATCTACGGGTCGATGAGTATTATGGTTTAGACGATGGTCCGTACACCCTGCTTTCTCTAACTCCTCCGGTTCCGGGCAATCCTCTGCCCGTTCCCGCCGTTGGGATATGGAATGACCTACATATCCTGGCAAACAAGATGGCGAAGAAGATCATCGACCAAGCGACCCGACAGAAAGACGTGGTTGCGTATCGGGGGTCGGCGGCGGACGATGCGGAGGAGTTGCAACAAGCGAGGGATGGGGACGCGGTTAAGTGCGATGATCCCGATGGTATACAGGTCAAAAGTTTCGGGGGTCAGCAGAACAGCAATGAAGCGGCATTAGGTTCGATGATGTCATGGTTCAACATGATGGCGGGTAACCCGGCAGCCCAGGGGGGCACTTCAATCGGTGGGGACTCGGCCACAGAGACGCGACTACTCGCGGGTAATACCTCCGTCGGCCTTGATGACATGAAGGGTTTGGTGTACAAGGCAGTCGGGGCTGAGGGGCGGCGACGGGCCTTCTATTTCCACACTGATCCCATGATTAACATGCCTCTGATCCGACGCCAATCCCAACCGGCTCAGTACGCACCGGGGGCGACGGGGCCGATTATGGTCTCCCCCGCTACAATGCAGGAGATTCAGGTATTCCTTACGCCCGAAGCCCGGCGGGGTGACTTCCTTGACTTTATGTTCAGTGTCGAGCCCGAGTCGATGGGGCGCAGGGACTCTCGCACGCGATTCCAACAGGCATTAGACTTCGCGGTAAAGATTCTGCCGGCAGCGGCTCAAGCGGCTCAAACCCTCGCTATGTTGGGCATTCCCTTCTCTCCGAAGGAATACATTATTCGCATGGCGAAGGATGCTGGTATTGATTGGCTCGATCAAGTCTTCTATGACCCCGAATTTCAACAGCAGATGGCGATGCGTTTGATGGCGGGACCGCAGGCTGGACCATCGAAGGGACAAGCCCAACCCAAAGACATGT